CTGGCCGCCGAGGACGAGAAACGAGGCGCATCCGAATCGGGTTCGTCCCGGCCGGTGATCGTTCAGCAGCCTCGGATGTTCAACCGTTCCACCTTGGGCGGCTTGTGATGCTGGGCGAATTGGAAGACGCCATCCAGGCGCGGCTTGCGGAGCTGAAGCAACAGCTTCCACGGCTGCACCTGGACAGCTACGGCGGCGAACTGAGCGACCCGGAATTGATGGTCGACATGCTCAAGCTGACACCCAGCGTACTGATCACCACCCCAAGGGTGGTGTTCCGCAAGGCGGGCCAGAACCGGCGATTCAAGGCGGCGGTGGTTTTCCGGCTGATCGTTGCCAGCGCCTCGGTGCGAGGTGAGCGTGAAACCCGGCGCGGTTCAGTCGCTAGAGATCCGGGCAGCTACTGGATCTGGGAGGCCTGCCTGCGGCTCCTAACCGGATGGCAACACAGGGAAGGCGGCGCCAGGGTTTCGCCGACCGATTTCGCCAACCTGGTGAATGGCAAGTTTCAAACCAGTCACCTTTCGGTGCTGGGCCAGAGCTTCGCCATTGAGCTGGATTGGGACATTCCGGAAGAAGAAATGCCGCTCCTGGAAGGCATCGACATGACTTACCACACACCGTCGGACAACCCCGAAGGCGTTGCAACCGACAAGATCGACTTGAGGAACCAGTGATGCGCGTAATCGCGACAGAACACCCCGTGCCGCTGCTGCCGACTGCTGGCTATCCAAATACGGGCTTTATCCAGCCCGGATCGGCTGAGCCGGTGGAAGTGCCGGAACACTCCTACTACCTGCGCCGCATCGCCTCGGGCGAGTTGAAACAGGTCGATGAATCGGCCGCGACCTCCGCCAAGGGCGGTGCCAAAAACTCCGATAAGGGGAGCAAACAATGACCGTAGTTCTCGACACAATCCCTGCCAGCATTCGCAAGCCGGGCGTGTACATGGAGTTCAACCTTGCTCTGGCGGTGAGGAACCTTCCCACCAACGCGCAGAGCATCTGCCTGATCGTTCCTCTGGATGTTGAGGCGACTGCGCTGCCCAACGTACCGAGCCAGGTGTTCAGTGCGCCGGAAGCCCTCACGAAGTTCGGTGCTGTAGCTCAAGAGATGGTCGCCGCAGTGATCGCGGCCTATCGCTATGCGGCTGTGTCGTGCGTCGGCATCACTGTCACCGGAAGTACTGAACCCGATATTTCGGCGGCCTTGGCGGCCACGGCGCTCGGCGGCTACACCATCCTGGTTCCTGCCTGGTTCAGTCAGGCCGCGCTCACTGCATTGCGTACTCACATCAACACCTACACCGATTCGATTGAGCAGCAGTCCATCATCGGGGTGGCGGGTGTGACTTCGACCATGTCGGCCGCAACCGCGTTGGCCACAACTCTGAATTGCGGTGCCATCTCCATCGCTTTGCTGCCTGGCACGACCTCCACCGCTCGACAGGTCGCGGCCGCTTATGCAGCGATGATCGCGTCAGAAGAAGATCCGGCTCGGCCGCTCAACACCCTGGCGCTGACGGGCATTGCGGTGCCGCCTATCGCCAGTCGTCTGGGCCGTACTGAGCAGGAAGCGTGCCTCAACAACGGCGTCACTCCACTTGAAGTCGGTCCAGGTGACCTGGTCCAGATCGTTCGTGCGATCACCACGTACACCAAGAGCGCGGCCGGAGCCACGGATGTGTCGTTGCTCGACCTCACCACGATCCGCACCCTCTATTACGTGCGCCAGGCCTGCCGCGACCGTATTCGTCTGCGCTTCCCTCGCTCCAAGCTGTCGAGCAAGACGCCTGGTGCTGTCCGCAGTGAACTGCTCGACGTGCTGCAAAAGCTGGAGGCTCTTGAGATCGTCGAAGAAGTCGAAGCTAACGCCCCCTCCCTGGTCGTTGAGCGTTCGGCGCAAGACGTCAACCGACTGAACGCCGCCATTCCAACCGATGTCGTGAACGGCCTGCATGTGTTTGCCGGTCGCATCGACCTGCTGCTGTAACAAGGAGCCAATCCCATGTCGGATAACTATGTCGGGCAGATCGTCCTGACCATCAACGGTTCGGACTATGAGATCAAGTCCCTGGACCACACCCTGAAAACCGGGCGAACCGTCGTCAAGACCATGAATCGCTCCCGCACTCCAATGGGCACTGCTGCTGGCATGGAAGAGCACGACCTGCGCGTCTCCGTGGCTATTCCGAAAAGCGGCGAGCCGAACTGGCGCGCCATGATGGACGCCAAGATCACCATTGAGCCGGTCGATGGCGGCGGCCAGAAAGAAAGCTGGACTGGCGTGTCGCTGATCGAGATGGGTAGCAAGTACCAACTCGAAGGCGAAGCCACCCGCGACCTCACCCTTTCCGCTCTCAGATATACGCCTTCGGAGTAATGAAATGACCAGTTCTTCCAAAGCTTGGGATGGCCTGACTACCACCGGTCAGCTACGCATCGGCGTGCTGTTCGCCGGTAGTCGCCACAAGACGTTCACGCTCCGCGTGCCGGTCGCCGGTGACATGGTCGCTGCCCAACAGGCCCACCCTCAAGGTCCGCTCCAGTTGATCACGGTTGAGGCCTACCGCCGCCAGTTGCTGTCGCTTGGCGACATTCCCCCGGAATCGCTGACCACAGAATTGCTCCTGGAGCAACTGGCCGAGGTGGATCTGGCGATGCTCGCCGAGGCGGATGAGGCGCTGGAAAAAAAGCTCGCGCTGCCGAGCGAGGCAGCACCCTTGCCTGGCGCCGAATCGAGCACGCCCTTGTCCGGCACGGCTACCGCCTAGACGAGATTCGCGCCATGACACAGTCGGAGATTGATACCCGCATCGATCTTCTGCTGGGTCGCAAGAAAAACACGTCCAGGTACGTCGCCAAGGGGAAGAGGAAGTCATGAGCCAGCATCAATCCGTACCGCTGAGCGCGATCGAGCTACAGACGCTGGAGAACAACCTGCGAGCCAGGCGTGGTGCCTCGGTGTTAGTGGTGGGAGCAAAGTGCCCCATGGAAGCTTTTCAGGAGGACCTGCGGGAATCTGCCCAGCGCCTCGGATTCCAGCCTGAAGGTCGCGGGCGATTCATCATCAATGTCATTCCCGGCGGTGATGCCGAGCTGGGATGGGAACCGGTAGAGGCTCCGGCTCCAACCATTCAGTGATTCAAGGCCCGGAGACGGGCCTTTCTTCTTCATATAAGACCCTGTTGGAGTCGTAGCAATGAGTGATTTACGGGTTGCCCTGCGGATTCAAGCGACCTCCGGCAACAGTCGCCGCGAGGTTCAGGCGCTTGAGCAAAGCCTAAAAAAGACCGCCAGGGACGGTGCCAAAGCTCTGGGAGACGAGGCAAACAGGACCGGGGCCGCCCTGAATAAGTCCGCCCAAACGGGCGCAACGAGCTACAAGATCGTGCGCCAGGCGATGCGGGAGACAGCGCAAGGGCAAGGTGTGTTTCGGCAGGGCGTCACTCAGACCAGCTCCGAATTGAAAAGCATGGGCCAGGCCGGGCGCCAAGCGGCGCGGGAGACCAAAACCGAGCTGGCCAAAGCGGCCAAAGAAGGTGCGGACCAGCTCCGCCAGTCGGTCGATAAGACGGAAGCCAGCATGCGGCGTCTCGCTCAATCTGGTGGTAGCAACTTGCGCCTGCTCAAGCGCTTGGCTGGTGGCGTGCGTGACGAATTCAACCGGTTGAAGGGCTTTGGCCAGAGCGCGCAGGGCCAGTTGGCCGGTCTGGGCATTGGCGTCGGTGTCGGTGTCGGGCTTACTGGTAGCGCCAAGCTGGATCGCTCGCTGATCCGAACTCAGCAGACCGCAGGAATGACGAACGCCGAGCGTGAAGAATGGCGCAACGAAGGCTTCCGGATCGCGAAGAAGTACGGCCTCGACCGAACCGACGTTGATAGCGGCTTCAATACATTGATCGCTTCTGGCGTGAACTATGGCGCCTCCAAGAAGACCTCCGATGCAATCGGTCAGGCAACAGCGGTCACAGGAGCCGACTCGGCGGTACTGGGCAAAGCCGTTGTCGCGGGTGCCAGCGCCTTCAATCTGGACCTAAACAAAGCGGGTGTGGCGATTGACCTGCTGCAAAAGATGACGGTGGCCGGTCGCCAGGGTAACGCCGAGCTGGAGAACCTTGCCGACCTGTTCCCTAAAATCGGTGGTGCAGCGCAGGCGGCGGGCATGTCGCTCGCACAGGCCCTGGCATTTACCGAAACACTCTCGACCGTTGAGATGCAGCCGGAGCGATTAGGCACACTCGCCGAGTCGACTCTGCGCGTGTTCAGCAACAAAACTTATCGCGACCAGGTCACGAACGCATCTGGCGTAAAGTTCTTTGACTCCAAAGGTGCATCGCGCAACCCAGAGCAAGTATTTGCGGACCTGAAGCGCAAGTACGACCAGATGAAGACCGACGAAGAGCGCGGCAAGTTTATGGGTACGGTGTTCAAAGGTATGGACCAGGACACCATTCGTGGCATGCGCATTATGCTGAGCGGCGACAAAAACGAAACATTCAGCAGACAAGCCAAGGAAATCCAGGGAGCCAAGCCGATCTTTGAAAGCGACTTAAAAGACAACGTTGAAAGTGCCACCGGAGCTGGGGCACGCATGAAAGCTACTTTGGGTGAGGCTATTGATCGGATGTCCAAGCCACTTAACAAGGGTTTTGCGGACTTCGGGAGTTACTTACTCGATGACTTGAATCTTTCTGGTGAGCAACTATTGGCTGGTAGTGCTGCTGTTGGTGTTGGTGGTTACTATGCCGGTCGCGGCGTCAAAGCAGGCGCAGGCGCACTTATTAACAAATTTATGGGTGGCCCTGAGACTCTAAAGAATATTGCTGTTGGCAAAGTATTGGAGGAAGCAACGGGCGTAACTTCGGTATTCGTTACTAACTGGCCGTCAGAAGGCATAACCCCAGGCTCAATTCCTGACCTTAATGGAAAGTCAAACAAGTCGGTTCCGGCGGTGCCGTTTGGGATTGTAAGTTTGGCCGCCATTGCTGCGCTAACCAGTGGTTCCACGGAGAATACAGACGAAGGCCGGTTGCGAATCGCGCAGAACTCCAAGTTGGATAACCCGGGTGAGAAGGCTTATAAAACTTCCTTTTATAAAAACCGCATTGAACTTGCCAAGAGCAATCCGGATGCGCCAGGTGATTGGCTTTCCAGTCAGGCCCAGCGCTTGACCCAGGAGCAAACCGGACTTACAGCTGCGGGCACCTCGGCGGCTGGAGCTGTAAGTTGGGCGCAGAATGCGGCTAATCGTTTGACTCAGGCAGGTGTCGGTCCACTCCAACAAGGTGCCGACAACATGGCGGAACAACGCTTGCGATCATTGGTGGATAAACCACTGGTTGTAGAGTTGCGTCTTAATTCGGAAATGGTTCAAGCCGAAGTTGAGCGTCGAACCGATATTCAAGTGAGGCGCGGAAATTGAGTTGGGAAGAGAACTTGCTGGATGCCTCGTTTCGAGGTGTTCCAATCGATGTTGCAGACGAAAACTTAGAAGCCCAACGCTTTGTTAGCCAGCACGGCACCCCCTACAAAGATGGGGATAGTGTTGAGGACTTAGGCCGGGGAGCCCGAGTGTACGCGCTGCGGGTGATCTTCAATGGTCCGAACTATGAGTTTTCACTGAGGGCACTGCTCGATGCCCTGGACACCATTGGTCCAGGTGAGTTGATCCACCCAATTTATGGCAGCCTCTCTGTTGTCACTCAATCGTGGAAAGTGCATCACACCGCCGAGCGTCCGGACTTCGCCGAAGTGGATCTGCAATTTCTGGAGGACACCCCGGACAATCCTTTCTTTGATAGGGATCTGGTGTGGACGCTAGTTACGTCGGGTTATGCAGAAGATGAGACCACTTGGCAGGATGGAGTGTTTGACCTCTTGGCCAAGGTCGACTCCTTGGTTGCCGAGATCCAGAGTTGGATCGGTGGCGGGTGGACTGGCCTTTTGGAAAAAGCTTTGGGGTTGCCGGGTATCGGCCTTCGCTTGCAGCAACTGCGCAGTCAGATCATGGGGGTGGTGTCGCAGGTTGTCAGCATGGCCACCGGTAACCCTCTCTCTGCATTTGACCCGGTAGTGGACTTGGCCAGGACGCCGACGGAGATTCGGGGCGCCATTCAGAACAGCACGCCGTCGACCTCGCGTGAGTTGCTGTCCCGTAGCGGCATTCCGGCGACGGTGCCAGGCAGCACCAGTTTGACGGCGCAAGCATCGCGAGCGGCCACGGCACTACTCGTCAGTGCCCGCCAAGGCACCGAGCCGGATGCGTCGGTGATCCCTGACAGCATGCCAACCGATCCCGTCGAAGCGGCCGGTTTGGCACTGGTGGTGCTGATCGTCACGGAGACGGCGCTGGCTAATGCTCAGGCCGTGTCGGTAATCATTGAGGACGAGGCGACCACTCAGACCCTGAGTCCGGGCGAAGTGGAGGCGTTGGTTAACCTTGTCAGGTCGCTCCTGGAGTCGGCCATTCTGCTGCATCGGCGCCTGTACGACGTGCAGACCGCACTGCCGGTTATCGATGCATTGCGCACCATGGCCGGACTGATCCAGGCCCGTGCCCGCACCGTAATCCTGCTGAGCCCGCCGCTGGTCGAGCGTACCGTTGAGTCAGCCGCGAACCTGCGGCTACTTGCCCATCGCTGGTACGGCGATCACTCACGGGCCATCGAGCTTGCGCGACTGAATCCGGGCCTGAGTGCTCCCTACAACATCCAACCAGGTGAGGTGCTTCGTGCGTACGCAGAGTGACTCTATAACGCTGACCATCGGCGGTCTCACCCATGCGACGTGGGACGGGTGGTCTGTAGAGTCGGACCTACTCGTTCCGGCCGATGCCTTTGAGCTGGAGCTTTACATCAAGGATTCTGCTGTACTCCCATCCGTCCTAGTCGAGGGAGCAAGTTGCACGCTCAACCTCGGCCGTGACCGGGTATTGACCGGCCAGATCGATGAATTCGAGCATGACGTGAATCGTCAAGGCGTCGCGATCCGGATCAATGGTCGAGATGGCGCTGCCGCTCTTGTTGATTGCTCATGTCCGTTCGTATCGCTGCGGGAAGCGTCTCTGCTTGAGGTCATCAACCTGGTGGTGAAGCCGCTGGGCATCAGCAAGATCAGAATCCAGGCAGATGCCGCCAAGTCGCGTCGCCGGGTGCAAATCGAGCCTGGGCAGTCCGCTTGGGAGGCGCTGTTGCAGGTCGCCGAGGCCAACGGTCTTTGGCCATGGTTTGATCCCGACGGCACATTGGTAGTTGGTGGTCCTGACTACGAGGCCCCGCCAGTGGCTGAGCTGATCCTGAACCGCAACGATGAGGGTAACAACGTGGAGCGCCTTGGCGTTCGCCGGTCCATCGCCAACCGATACAGCCAGATCACACTGCTGGGCCAGCACGGTCAGTACGACAATGACGGGCTCGACACCAGCCGCTCGCACCTGCGGTCGGTGATCCAGGACGAGACCTTGGCCAAGCGTGGAATTTTCCGGCCAAAGGTGGTGATTGACAGCAGCACCGAGAACCAGGACATGGCAACTACCCGTGCCCGAAAGCTGCTCGCCGACAGTCGTTTGGAGGGGCTGGAAATCCGGGCGATTGTTAAGGGCCATCGCTGCGGCAATGGCGCCGTATGGACACCTGGTCAGCGCGTGTGGGTCAGAAGCGAACCCCATGGATTGAACGCCATTTACTTTCTGATGGCCCGCACCCTGCGCCTCACCCGAAGCCAAGGTGCGATCACCGAGCTGCGCCTGCGAGAAGACAAGATGTGGGTACTCGACGGCGCCAAGGTGAAGAAACACAAGGGGAAGAAGGGCGACAAGGACGCGGCATTTATCGAGAAACTTAGGGGGCTGTAGTGAAGACATTAGGACGGATGATGCGCGAGCAGGCCGCCCGCGAGCGCAGCAGTGTGCGCCAGGCGTTTCGAGCCGTGGCCAGCGCCTCGACTCAGGGTAAGCTGATCGGGGTGCAGATGCAGGGCTTGGCCGGTGAAGCCGTGTCGGGAGAGCTGTTCCAGCATTACGGGTTTACTTCATCGCCGCTGCCCGGCGCCGAGTACATCTGCGTCCCAGTCGGTGGCAGCAGTCAGCATGCCGTGGTAGTGGCTAGCGAGGACGGCCGGTATCGACTGACGCTGGATAAAGGGGAGGTCGCTCTGTACACCGACGAGGGGGACAAGGTGCATCTCAAGCGCGGTCGAGTGATTGAAGTGGAGACCGACACGCTGATTGTGAAGGCCACCACCAAAGTCTCGTTCCAGACGCCACTATTGGAAACGAGCGGCACGGTAACGATTGAAAAGAGCCTGGCAGTGAAAGGCAATATCGTTACCACTGGCAGCATCGGGGTCGGTGGCAACATCCTCGCGCAAGGCAATATCTCCCCCAATTCAATTGACACAATCAGTATGTGATCACAGAGCTGGGCAGCGTCTCGGGTTTATATGGGGCATTAATTCGAGCGCGCCCCGCTGCCTACATCATGCCTGTTATGGACGCAGGCATAGACCCAACATCAGGCGACTTAACTGGCAAGCGTATCAAGACGCTTGCCAACGCCATCTATCTCCGGCTCACCGTGCCTCTCGGCTCCTGGTGGGCAGATCCCGTTTTGGGCTCCCGCTTGTACCTGCTGCGCCGCTCCAAGGACTTGTCCCGAGTCGGCACCTTGGCCAAGCAATATGCAACCGAGGCGCTTCAGCCGCTGGTTGATGATGGGCGAGCCGCGTCCGTTTCGGTCGACGTTGAACAGCCGCACAACGGCTGGCTGCTTCTGCTGGTCACAGTGATCGACAGTGCAGGCGTCGAGCAGGTTTTTCAGCATCCTGTGAGGGTTATCTGATGGCACTTTCAGTACCCAGCTTTGACTCCATCCTCAGTAAGATTCTGCGCGATATTCGCAACCTAGACCCCGAGTCAGACATCACTTCGGACAGCGACAATTACGTCCGCTCGGCGTCCTTCGCGGCCGCACTAGAGGGTTACTACCAGAAGCTGGCATGGGTCTATAACCAAATCTTTGCCGACACTGCGGATGATGATGAGGTCATCCATGAAGCGGCGCTGCGCGGCCTGTCGCTGAAAAGTGCAGTTGCGGCCGGTGATACCGTCACGCTGACCGGCACCGCCGGGGTCACCTTGTTGAAGGGGGCCGCTATGACGCACATTGCCAGTGGCAACGTGTTCGTAGCGTCTGCGGATGCCTCTATCGACAACACGGGCGCTGGCACTGTCTTCGTAGCGGCTCAGACCGTTGGGGTGGCTGCGAACGGTCTTACGGGTGCCCTGACGCTGGCCAGTCCACCATTGGGTATGGATGCCAGAGCAACCTTCGTTTCAGAGACCGCCGGTGGTGAGGATCAGGAGACGGTCGAATCACTCCGGGCCCGGCTGCTGGAACTCATCCAGCAACCGCCGGCCGGTGGTGCGGATTATGACTATGAGCGGTGGGCCAAAGAGGTGGACGGTGTGGCCAGCGCGCTGGTTTTGCCCGGCCGTCGTGGCGGTGGCACCGTGGATGTGGTGATCACCGGTAGCACAGGAATTCCGTCTGCGGACACCATCGCGGCTTGCCAGGCGCACATCCTGAGCCTTTGCAGCGTGATCGCGGATGTTGCTGTGTTCGCCCCTACACCTCGGATTGTCAACTCGCAAGCGGCGGTCCAGTTGGCGAATGGCTACCTGCTCGCGGATGTGCAAGTCGCAGCTCAGACAGCCTATGTCAACCTGTTGGGCACTTTGAAGCCAACTGAAAGCCTCAAGAAGTCACAGATCGAAGCCATGGTCAGCAACTTGGCGGGTGTGACTGATCGAGCTGTCTCGACGCCCGCAGACAACGTGGCGGCCTCGACCGATCCGGCGCTGATCGGCTGGATACGCCCGGGAACAATCACCTTGGGGCTCCTGGAATGACTGCACTCAGCGATCAGCTCCGCGCACTGCTGCCGCCCGAAGCGTACAGCGTCAATGCCTCAAAACTGGCAGCGGTGCTTGAGGCGGAAGCGGCCGCGTTGGCCGGTGCCATATTGACGACTGACCAGGTTGCCTCGGCCATTCTGCCCGACGGCGGCAATGGCTTGGCTGACTGGGAGCGAGTGCTAAGGCTCCCGGACCCTTGTCTGGTCGGCGTGTCCCAGTCCACCGGACAGCGCGTGAAGGCCGCCGTCAGCAAGTGGAAGGGATACGCAGGACAAAGCGCCCCATTCTTCATCGCCATGGCCAAGGCATTGGGCTACGACATCACCATCACAGTCTTTCGCCCCGCACGTGCAGGCATTGCGCAGGCGGGTGATCCGCTCAATGGAGGTGACTGGAACTGGACATGGCGAGTGAACGCGCCAGAAGTGACGGTTACACCTGCCGTCGCTGGGATGGCAGGTGCCGGAGATCCTCTGGCTGCCTGGGGTAACAAAGCGCTGGAGTGTCGACTTAGCCAGTTGAAGCCAGCCGAGTCGATTCTTTTGTTTGGTTACGGAGCAAGTTAATGATCAAGATTGGTAGTGTGACCAATACCGCAAACGGCAGCGGCGAATTTACAGAAGGCTCGGCGGGTGCCGGTGTGCCGCCCACCTTGATAAGGGGCGCGTGGCTAAACGCAGTGCAGCGGGAGCTGGTCGGGGTCGTTGAAGGCGCCGGGTTGACCCTGTCTCAAAGCGATGACATGCAAGTGTTGGAGGCTATTCAGAAGCTCCAAACAAATGCGATTGAGCAGGCCACTGAGAATAAGGCAGACAAATCAGACACGCTTGCTGGGTATGGCATCACCATCGCCTCGCAGGCTGACGCCGAGGCTGCTGATGGCGTGCCAGGCGGGCCAAACAATACGAAGCCGATGACCGCTCTGCGAGTATTCCAAGCAATCGCCAAGCGCATCACCCAGGCGACCGAGTCGGTTTTCGGCTGGGCTAAAGTTGCCACGCAGACGCAGACCAACTCCGGTGTAGATGACAACACTTTCGTGACGCCCAAAAAGTTCTCGGCGGGTATCGCGGCGCTGGTGATTCAAGCGACCGAGGCGGTCAAGGGTATTGCCAAAATCGCCACGCTGACGCAAGTCAATGCGGGTTCTGGCGATGACGTGATTGTTACGCCTTACAAGATGCGCTTGGGCTTTCAATTAAGTCTTAACTCTCAGGGCTATATCGTGTTTCCGACATGGCTCGGAGGCCTGATCATTCAGTGGACGAGTTCAAACTCTCTCGCGCCTGGTGCAACAGGCGCTGCTTACTGGCCTATAGCGTTTCCAGTTGGTTGCATTTGGGCGCTGGCTGCGCCGCTCGGTAACTCTGGGAATGGTAATGCCGGCAACGTTGTAGCGGGGGGCGTGTCGCCTGTCGCGGTGAACTTGTACAACTGGGGCGGGGCGATTACTTCGCCGGCTCGTGTCATTGGGATTGGAGTCTAAACCTTGAAACGTTTCTACAGTCAGAGCACGCAAACGACCTACCTTGAAGGTCTGCACAAGACCATGCCGAGCGACGCCAAGGAAATCAGCGAGGATCGTTACCTTGAGGTGCTGGCGAATCCTGCGCCCGGCAAGGTGCGGGGGCATGATGCGGGCGGTCTGCCGATCCTGATCGACCCGCCGCCGGAAGATCTGGCCGTATTGGAGCGAGCGTGGCGCGACGGCGAAATTCTGCGCGTGCAGTGGATTCGTGACCGCCATCGCGATGAGCGCGAATTGAATCGGCCGACCACGATCACGTCCGAGAAGTTCGCCGGGCTTTTGGGTTACATGCAGCAGCTTCGAGATTTGCCCGAGTCGTCCAGTTTCCCTGCGGCTGAGGCGCGCCCCGTGGTTCCGGCGTGGATCGAGGCCCAGACGCAGTAATGCATCCATAGGTCCCTGTGCCAAATCCGGCGCGCATCGGTGCCAAATCCGGCGCACGCTTACATTAAATTGTAAAGAATGTAAATTCAGTGCGAATAGTAACGTTTCGCAATTGATACAAAGACGCGTCTACCCTATATTCCGCCGCCTCAAATCCTTGGGGAGGGGAATAAAAAATGTCACGTCAGCACCCAAAATCACCGGTCAGTTCACCACGTCTGCTCGCCTCTGCAATTGGCGTGGCAATCACGGCCGGCTCTGCGGGCCACATGGTTTTCGCGGCTGAAAAAACCGACGAAAAAGCGCCGGGCAACACCCTTTCGCTGGGTGCTACAGCGATCACAGGCGAAGCCCGGGACGAGACTTCCTACAACGTCGAGAAAGCCTCCTCGCCCAAGTACACTGCACCGCTGGTCGATACACCGCGTTCGATCACGGTCATCCCGCAACAAGTCTTGAAGGACACTGGTGCCCTGAACATGCAGGACGCGCTGCGCACCGTTCCAGGCATCACCTTCGGCGCCGGTGAAGGTGGCAACCCACAGGGCGACCGTCCGTTCATTCGCGGCTTC